AGAATCCGAAAGGAAAACGAAGAGTACCGGATTACTCATAGATTAAACTGAAATTTAACGAAGAAGGTGAAGATAATGAGAAGAGATAGACAATGGAGAAAGCGTGGAACTTTCATTCCTGAAGAAACAAGAAATATTAACAAAATAACCTGCAAAGTATGCGGAAAACGGGTGTATCCAAAAGCAGAATATGTTGTCAGGGATAAGATTGTGAGTGGGGGAATCAATGCAGCATTAAATGGTAGTCCGAGCGAAAATGATATATATGATGCTATGGACTGCCCGGAATGTGGGTGCCAGATGGTGCTAAAAAAGCGTATGCGAAAAGTAATTAATGGAGAATAGGGATGATTATTAAGGTAGTAGCAATTACAGTATGCTGCATAATCGCAACTGGGTACATACTGGCCGTAACTGCTTGTATTAAGATGCGGCATGAGGAACAACTGTTGGATTGAAAACTGAATATATCAAAAATGGCAGCTCTTTATGGAGCTGCCAAAAAAATGCACATTAAAGAACATATGTTCGATAACTGGACAAAAAGCTGCGGTGCACGTCCCCCGCCAAGAGAATCATGCACCGCTTATGTCGCTGAGATTATTATACCATATTCTCGGCAGGAAGGAAACGGGTGTAGGTATGGTAAATTCTGGAAATCTAACAAATAAAGAGCTGGTAATACAAAGCATTATTACTGCAATGTCAACTATTTTGGAAACAGTACAATTACAGGCCTTAGATAATGTGCTGCGGACGAAGCTTCATGGCCTGAGAGTCGAGGAAGAGAGCACCGAGCTGTCAACCTGGACAGATGATAATGATTATATGATTCGGATTTTCTGTGCGAATAAAAAGCTTGAGGGATGCAAGGAAAGTTCCCTGGCACAATACAGGCTATCGGTTCGCCAGTTATTCTACTTTTTAAATAAAAATTACCGAGAAATAACAAAGGATGATATAAAATACTTCCTGGCTGCACGTTCCCTTAATGTAAGCCAAAACACATTGGTAAATACAAAGCGTAATCTATCCAGTTTCTTCACTTTTTTGCATGATGAAGGATACATAACGATGCATCCAGTAAAAACCATAAAAGGAATGAAACCGCTGGATACAGAGAACATCCACCTGACGCTGGAAGAGGAAGTGGCCGTAAGGGACGTGGAAAAGACAATAAGGAACGAAGCGCTGACGGACTTCTTGTTTTCAACGGGTGTGCGTGTAGGTGAGGCAGCCGCCATGAACATATCGGATGTTAACTTTACGGCCGGAACAGTGACATTCCGCGGGGAGAAGTCGGACAGGATCCGCACGGTGGTACTGGATGCCAGAGCAAAGCTGCACCTTATCATGTACCTGGAGAGAAGGAAGGACAGCAATCCAGCACTATTTGTGACAAACCGGACATACCACGGGATTCCCCGTAGATTAGGGAAAAGCGCGATAGAGGACATAACAAAGGCTATCGGGGTACGTGCGGGGCTGGATAAGGTTCTCACCGTCCATGTATTCCGCCGGACTTTTGCAACCCGGATGGCAGATAAGGGATGCCCGCTTGAGACGCTTCAGGAGCTTATGGGACACCGGAGCCCAGAGACAACCAAGCGGTATATTGCCCGGAGCCAAAAGCGCATTCATAGAGAGGCGGCAAGGTATATGGAGGTGGCATGATATAATTACAAATTATTAATATTGAAAATGATATAACTATGTGTTATACTCTGCGTATAGAGCCAAGAGCCAGGTACGCGGACAACACAGTTGCGTATCTGGCTCTTTGCGTTGTAAATAACAACCAGAAAAGAGACAAGAAGGACCAGCGCATGAACTTGAATGGCAGAATGAAAAAATTACAGACCGCAATTGTAAAGGCAGGATTGATTATCAAGGTGAATAGTAACCAGTTCTATTCTGCCGACCAGAAGCGCATGATAACCTCATACCGGATATGCACTCCCATAGACTACTACTCTGCCAAGAAAGAGGAATGGAAAAATATGGATTATGAAATACTGCGGACATGCTCCATGCCTGAGGTAATATTCTGCCTGCTGGATATATATAAGGCGGTGACTGCATGGAACAGAAACTGACCATAAAGCAAAAAGCCTTTGCGGATTACTACCTTGAGACAGGCAACGCAACACAGGCAGCAAAGCGCGCCGGGTACTCTGAAAAGACTGCGTATAGGATAGGAGCGGATAACCTCAAGAAAACTCACGTGGCCGCTTATATAGCAGAACGGCAAGGGAAAGTGGAAGCTACCCGGCTTGTATCCTTGGAAGATATACAGGCGTTCCGGCTGCGGGTAATGAAGGGGGAAGAGAAAGACGCATTCGGGATGGACGCGGCTCTTACTGACCGCCTTAAGGCAGCAAATGACCTGGAAAAGGCGTTGAAGATTAAAGAGGAACAGGAAGCCAAGGAAAAGGCAATGGAAGAGGCCAGGAACGCCAAGTGCTATCACATGGACCTGGATATTGTTGCCGATGTGTTCCATCCGATGGTGCGGGACATCCGGCGGGGAAAGCACAGTGAGTATGTTCTTCCTGGAGGCCGTGGTTCCACAAAATCCTCTGCTATCTCATGCATTATCAATGAGCTCATTAAAAACAATCATGATATGCACGCGCTTGTGTTACGTAAGGTTGGCAACACAATAAGGGATTCTGTATATGCTCAGATTAAGTGGGCAATACAAAAAATGGATTTAGAGGAACAGTTTGAGTATAAGGTTTCTCCCCTGGAAATTGTGTACAAGCCAACCGGGCAGAAGATATTCTTCCGTGGCGCCGACGATCCGCTTAAGATAAAATCCATCAAGCCGGAGTTTGGCTATATCGGAATCATATGGTTTGAGGAACTTGACCAGTTCGCGGGACCAGAGGAAATCCGTAATATTGAGCAGTCGGCAATCCGTGGCGGCGACGTTGCGTATAAGTTTAAGTCCTTTAACCCACCCAGAAGCAAAAACAATTGGGCGAATGAGTATGTCGCAGAGGTGAAGCTCACAAAAGCGGATGCCGTCGTGCAGCATAGTACATATAAGGATGTACCGGCGGAGTGGCTGGGAAAGAAATTCCTTGATGATGCCGAGCATCTGAAAGAGGTGAATCCGACAGCATATGCCAATGAATATGAGGGAGAAGCGAACGGAACCGGTGGCAATGTCTTTGAATTTATTGAAGAGCGTACCATTACCGACGAAGAAATTGCTTCCTTTGACTGTATCTATCAAGGCGTTGACTGGGGCTGGTATCCCGATCCGTATGCGTTTATCCGGTCTTACTATGATGCTGCCAGGGAAACCATATACCTAATCGATGAAAACTATGTCAATAAGCAGAAGAACGTAGCCACGGCGCAGTGGATACTTGAGCGCGGGTATGAAGATTATATGATTACCTGCGATAACCAGGAGAAAAAATCTGTGGCTGACTATAAGGACATGGGTATTCAGGCCAGGGCGGCCATTAAGGGACCCGGCTCCGTTGAATACGGTATGAAGTGGCTGCAGGGTAAAACGATTGTTATTGATATGGCCCGCACACCGAAAACAGGAAATGAGATCAAGAAGTATGAGTATGACAGGGATAAGGACGGGAACATCATTTCCGGTTATCCTGACAGGGACAACCACGGCATAGACGCGCTGCGGTACTCATATGAGAGCTTCTACAACAGGAGGGGAAATAACGCATGATGAAAAAATGCATTGTATGTGGAAAAGAATTACCGCAGATAGGGAGTACTGATAAATGCTCAGATTGTTGCCGCAAAGCCGTTCGTGAGTTATTTAAACAGTATCCTGATGTAGAAAAAGCATTTCATGAGAGCATCGAAGAAATGAAAAAGCCAGAGAATAGGAAGAAAATGGTTGATGATACCTGTCGTTTCATGACTGCTATTCAGAATTTGCAGAAACAGAGGAAGTGAGAGCATGGGACTGATAAGAGAAATTAAAAGGTGGTGGGAATCGTTGTTCCAGAGAGAGGCACAAGATTGCTTTAAGGTTGACACATTAATGTCTGCTATTATGCAGCGGGAGCAGCGGCGGTGGTACGGCACATATACCGGGCAGCCCGAATGGGTATGCCATGAACCGGGAAGAGAGCTGGAAACAATTAATTTTGCCAAAAAGCTGTGCAATGAAACAGCGCGGCTTACTACCCTTGCCCTGGGAATTACCGTGGAAGGTTCTGCCAGGGCGGCATGGCTGCAGAAGCAGATAGACAAGTACCGGGCCCGGATGATGTATGATAAGTGTGAGTATGCATGTGCATTCGGATACATTGTAATCAAGCCCAACGGGAAGAGCCTGGACTATGTGCTGCCGGATAACTTTGTGCCCACTTCCTGCGACGACGACGGGAAAATTGATGGAGGGGTATTCATCGACCGGCAGCGGCAGGGGAAGGTTTTCTTTACCCGGCTGGAATATCACCGTTTTGAGAACATGATACCTGCCGTAGACCCTGTATATAAGGTGTCTAACCGGGTGTACAAGAGTGATGCGGACGGCAGCATAGGCAAGGAAATTAATATTGAGGGGAGCCCCTGGGCGGGATTGATGCCGGAAGCGACCATATCAGGGCTGGAAAAGCCTTTATTTGCCGTTTTCGGAATGCCTATCGCAAACAACCTGGACGTTAACAGCGATATTCCCGTATCGTTCTTCTCCAACGCCATGCCGGAGCTTAAACGGCTTGATATTGCATCACAGCGTATGGCCGATGAGATAGACGACAGCAAGAAGCTGGTCATTGTAGGGGATGCATTTTCCATGACTCCCGGCCAAAAAATAACAGAAAGAATAAAAAGCCTGAGAGACCGCCAGGGGAATGAGCTGCCGAGATATATCCGGGCCATACCCGGCGGAACCGAAGGGGACGACTATCACGAGATTAATCCGGCGCTGAATACAGAACAGCGTATGACTGGTATCAATCATTACCTGGACAGCGTGGGGGTTAAGTGCGGGTATTCCACCGGGCAGTTTGTACTTAATGGCCGGACCGGGCAGGTGACAGCTACACAGGTTGAGGCGGACGACCGGGAGACCATACAGACCATTAAGCAGATAAGGGACAGCCTGGAAGCGGCCACCAATGACGTTCTGTATGCCCTGGATAAGTGGGCGGATCTGTATGACATAACACCCGTAGGATCCTACGAGGTCAATTATGACTTTGGGGACATTACATACAATGAGGATGAGGACCGGGAGCGCAACTGGCAGTATGTACAGGCCGGGAAGTATCCCTTCTGGCGGTATCTGGTGCGATTTGAGGGATATTCCGAAGAGGATGCCAAAGCCATTGTGGCCGAAATGGAAGCAGAAAACAAAAGGGCTGAAAAGAAAGGCCTTTTTGATGAGGAATAACGATGGCGATAGGAAAGAATTTCTTCTCCCGTATGTTCGGGAAGCTTAATATTGACCGCAGCGGGCCGGGGTATTCCCTGAAGGTGTCCTATGAAGCATTCGGGAAGCGGCTGGACAAGGCGCAGGATGCACTTGATGCGCAGGTATGGCAGGATATACAGCGGTATATGCCGATGGATACCGGGACGTTGATTGCCGAAACTGATACCCTTAACAAGTCTACCCGCGGGGAAGTCTATCTGTACCCACCAGACAGCGATTACGGCCATTACCAGTACGAAGGGGAGCTATATGTGGATCCGGTATATGGTAAGGGTGCATTTTATGACCCGGAATACGGATATTGGAGCCGCCCGGGGGTAAAAAAGGTTCCGTCCGGGAAGCCTATTTTCTACGGCCGGGAGTCTGCAGAGGCCCACTGGGATGAAGCCGCAGAAAAGAACCATGCAAAATCCTGGCTTGCGGTGGCACGGCGGGCCATGAAGGGAGATTGACATATGCTGACACCGGATTTCTTGCTGCGTATAGTGGATGCGGCTGAAGAAGCCGCAGATAAACTGAATACATATCTTGTACAGCGTGTCTCAAAACGTATCCTGACGCTTTTTGACAAGGAAAAGGAAGTGGAGCTTATACCTGCATCAATTTCCGATGTGCGCAAGATGCGTGAGGCCGGGATGCTTACGGACGAAGTACAGCGGACATTGAAAGAGCACATGCTGGAACTGCAGGAAGAAATAGACCGGGCATTTGAAGCTGCCGCGAATGAAATAGAACGGGACAATGACAGATTTACAGAAAAGATTCTGAGGGCAGAGAATATAGATGTGGGCGCTCTCAAGCCTCATACAGGCCGGTATAAGCCAATAAAGGAACTAAGTCTCACCAAGAAGGAAATAACCCTGTTAAAAAGGGCATACGAAAAGACCAACGGGACATTATACAATCTGACCGGGACGACGGCGGATTCCTGCCAGAAGGAATATATACGGGCTTGCGACGAAGCATACTGGAAGGTGACACACGGGGTATCCATCCATACGGCCGTAGCTGATGCAATTGACCAGTGCGCACAGTACGGGGCCGTGGTAACGTATCCTTCCGGCCACAAGGACAAGATTGAGGTTGCAGTAGCCAGGGCGGTGAGGACCGGAGCTAACCAGGCAGCCGGGGATATATCGCTGACGCGCTGCGCAGAGCTGGGTGTGTCGCAGGTAATTGTTTCTTCACATCTGGGAGCCCGATACACGGACAAGGATGAGCCAGCAAACCATATGTCATGGCAGGGCAAGGTGTATGACATTGACTGGCATAATGATGCGCTGCGGAAATACAGTGTAACGCCGCAGGACGACCGGGACAATGCCGGGAAGTTTGGCTTCCTGGAAAAGATTCGATATCTGTTTTCGCCGAAGAAGAACCGGTCCGCAGGTGATTTTGTTAAAATGACCGGATATGGGACGGGAGCGGGACTGTGTGGGTGGAATTGCCGTCATTCTTTCGGGCCATATTACAAGGGCATAAGCACCAATAATACGGAACAGTTTGCTGATGATAAGAACAAGCGCCGATACGACCTGGAGCAGAAACAGCGGGCGGCAGAACGAAACCTGCGTGAGCTGCGGCGCCGGATGAATGCGTTTAAGTATGCGGCGGCAGAAGCGAAGGGGGATGAAGTAAAGCAGGAGCTTAAAGTGCGGTATCAGAACATGCGTAAAGAATATCTGAAAAAGATGGATGCTTATGACGAATTTTGCGATAAGAATAAATTGAAAACTCGTAAAGAACGTCTGAAAATAGCAGATAATAAGCGCTCGATATAATCTGAAGTTATGGGTATTGCATTTATTATAATTATGAGTTATAATATTAGCTGTAAAGATAACCTAAAGTTATACGAGGGGATTTTATGGGGAATACATATTGGATTTCGTGTCCGCGGTGTGGATATAAGCATTTTATCAAGCGCCGGAAGGATACAGTGTTAATCAATTTCCCTGCATGGTGTAAGGGATGCAAAAAAGAATACAATATTTCTATCAGAGCCAAAGAGCCAGAGTTTGAATCATTAAGTTGATTCAGATGCCGGCTCTTTTTTTGTAGCAAGGTGGAGCAGTGGAAGCTTGCCGGGTTCATGCCCCGGAGGTCGCGGGTTCAAATCCCGCCCTTGCAATCAGCCAGTTTGAGGATTCGCCTCACTCATTTCCTCAATCCTCCTTTCTGGCGCACCACTCCGCAGGAGAAACATCGGGATTCCAACGCCTGATGGCGGTATAAAGGCGGTTCGATGCCGCAGCGGTGCATTACCGGCCCCGGTCTACAGGGCAAAATCCTTTACCGCAGAAAGAGCGGTCAACAAATCATTTCAGGAGGATTTATGAAAAATATTTATGAGATTTTGAAGGGAATAGGAATTGAGATTCCCGCAGAGAAAAAAGATGCTTTTGACGCTGAGTGGAAGGAAAACTACCGCACAAAAGCAGAGTATGACAAGGCCGTTGAAAAGAGAGACGAATACAAGGCGTCTCTGGACAAGGTACAGGGAGAACTTGAAGGATTTAAAGACATTGACGTTGCTGAACTGAAAAATCAGGTTTCCACCCTTACAACACAGCTTCAGGAAGAAAAGACAGCCAGAGCCAAGGACGCGGCTCTTGTGGAGCTGGAAAAAAATGTTGATACATTCCTTTCCGGCAAGAAATTTGTAAACCCCATTACTCAGGCTGCGCTGCGCAAGTCATTAATGGAGGAGCTGGACAAGGATACAGCAAAAGGGAAATCAATTGCTGATATCTTTACCGGGCTGATCACTGATGCCGAAGGAAAGCAGATGGAAAACATTCTGGTGGATGAAGAACAGCAGAAGCGCGAGCAGAACAAGGCGCAGTTTACAAATCCGCTTAACAAAGGCGGAGGTACAGTAACAAAAGTGACAAGAGAAGAATTTTTAAAGATGGGCGACGCAGAACGTATCCTGCTTAAGCAGAATGACCCGGATACTTGGGCGGCCCTCACAGGAAGGAGATAACATATGCCGAGAAATGGAACATTTGGCGGTTTTGATTTTGACCCGGAAGTATTTGCTTCCTATATGGCCGAAACGCCGACCTGGAGCAATGCAATTATTGCGTCCGGGATACTGAGAGAGGATCCGACGATTATGGATCTGATCGGACAGAAAGGTAACGTTGCAACGCTGCCGTTTTATCTGCCCTTAGACGTAGCGGACTATGAACCGTACAACAACGACGGTAATACAGATAACGTGCCCAAAGAAATCCAGGGTAGCAAACAGACCGTTATGCTTATTCAGAGGATGATGGCGTGGAAAGCCCAGGATTTCACTAAAGAACTGACCGGAGCTGACCCTATGAGGCATGTGGCAGGTTCCATTACCAACTACTACGGCCAGGTGTGGGAAGCGGAACTTATGAACATCGTTTCCGCAATAATGAAACTGGATACCATGAAGGAACATGTTTGGGATATTTCCAAAGATGCCGCAACCGGATCCGGAGATATCACAGAAGCTAACAAGGTAGATGCAACGACACTGATTTATGCACAGCAGAAAGCCCTTGGAGACATGGCGAACGGTTTCGGACTTGCAATCATGAATTCCATGCTTTTTGCGCGTTATAAGGCAATGGGGCTTGTAGACTATAACAAGTACACAATCACCAATGTGCTGACTCAGGAAGTTGACCTTCCCACAATTGACGGACTGATTCCCATTGTAACTGACCGTTTTACGGTGGATACAACCGGCGCAGTGCCTGTGTACAAAACTTACATCGTAGGACAGGGAGCAATCCTGACAGCACCGAAAAACAATTACGAAGAGCCGTATTACACCGATTACGATCCGGAAAGCAAAGCTGGTATCGAAAAGCTATATACCAAGGAAGGAAAAGTTCTTCATCCGAACGGATTTTCTTTCAAGGTTGACAACGTAGTTGCGGAATCCCCGACAAAAGCCGAGCTGGGAACGGCGGCCAACTGGGAGCTGAAATTCAATCCCAAAAACATCAAAATTGGATTGATCCAGTCTAACGGCTGATGCGTTTTATCTTACGGGATGGCGTTCCCTTCCTTGTATCCGGGGGAAGGGAGTACCCCGTAGAAATCACGGAAAAAGGAGTATCTGTTGGGAAAGGAAAGAAAAGTTCCCTGCAGGAAGGATACCTGACCCTACAGGAAGTCATTGCGAAAGTCGGGTATTACCAAAGGAAAGAGAAGGAAAAGTAATGTACCTCGATTTCAAATATTATCAAACAGAATATGGCGGAGAAGTATTTGAAAGCGAAGAAGCATTCCAGAGATACGCACGCAAGGCGGAGCGCCGTGTGGATGCATCCACTTATGGAAAGCTCTCCTTTGCGTTCCCGGCTGCAGAAAAAGACGCTGCGGCGGTAAAAGACTGCATCTGTGAGCTTGCGGAATTTCTGTACCGGGTGAACCAGTTACAGGCAGCCGCAAGTGACAGTGTAGGTGTGGTCAAACAGGCGGACGGGACGGTAAAGGGCAAAGTGGTTACATCTGTTACTTCCGGTTCTGAAAGCCAGGGCTATTCTGCAGGCGGAGGGATTGCAACGATAGAATCGGATGCCGCAAAAGACCGGAAAGTGTTCGACATGGCCGTATACTCCATCATTCGTGATGGCCTTTCCGACGTACCGGATGCCAATGGTGTAAACCTGCTGTATGCCGGGACATATCCAGTGAGGTAGAAATGGAAAATTGTAAGGTTAACATCCTGGGAACAGAATACAAAATTGAATTTAGAACAGAAGAAGAGGAACCGCGGCTTGAAACGGCGGACGGCTTCATGGATTTTTCCGTAAAGAAAATTTGTATCGGTATTTTTGAACCGGATGCGGAAAGCGTAAAAGATTTACAGGCGTATACGCGGAAAGTGTTACGGCATGAAATCATCCATGCCTACTTTTACGAAAGCGGCGTATGGGATTTGTCGGGAAGTTCGGAAGCATGGGCTAGGGATGAAACCATAACCGATTGGTTTGCAATCCAGGCCCCCAAAATGCTTAAGACATTCCAGGAAGCGGGGGCGTTGTAATGGGTATCGGGTATGTGGATTCTGTTATTATCTACAATCGGCATATCGATGGCGTATTAGAAACCGAGACCTATTATGGTACGCGGTTCGATGGCGTTCGGGTGGAGCTCACCCAGGGAAACCAGATTGCCACTACAGGAAACCAGAATGCGGACGCCTGTATCGTTAAGATTCCCGCCGCCGTGACAGGCGGTAAGTACCTTCCGCCGAAGCAATGGGAAGAGAGACAGGACAAGACCGGAACATTTACCATCGACAAGGACAACAAGGACTTTTATGTAATTGTGAGAAAGCCGCTCCTGGGAATAGATATTGACCTTCCCATCGGGGCCGTGGAAAGTGAAGCGTATCCGGCGGGCTTTTTCCAATATGTCAGCAACAAGTATGGGTACGCATACCAGATAAGCACCGTTGATGTATATGAGCTGATACCGAGATTTCAGATAGGGGGGAAATGATGGGAGAAGAAGTAAAGATACTGAGTACCGGAGAAGAGGAACAGATTCGGACAAAAATGTTCCTGTATTTTGCGGACTGCCCGTGCATCCCCAGCGGGGTATCAAAGAAATACGGAGAATTGACAGGGGATTCCATCGGTTTCTTCTCCCGGCAGGGAAGCGGCGCTTATACCAAAAAGTATGTGTCAGGCACATTTGAGGCAGAGTATCCGTTCTTCCTGCGGTACAGGGCGCAACCGACCAACAATAACGGCAGGCTGAAAGCGGAAGAAGTGCTGACGCAGATAGCGGAATGGATGTGCACAAGAAAAAATTATCCGGTTCTGGAAGGAAAGAGAACCGTTGAAGATATAGAAGCAGGAAACGCGTACATAGTTGCCAAAGGTGAGGACGGGACCGTCGATTACCAGGTGAATATGACGCTGCATTACATGAAGAAAGGAAAATAACATGGCATTCGACAGAACAAATATGGTGTCCCTCCTGGATGTTGGAAAGCTTTTTGGCGGAGTTTCCACGGATATTCAGGAAATGGGGGACGGATATACAGAGATTTCCGAGGATTGGGGGCCCGGTATTGACAGTACGCAGTACGTCAATATGAAAGCAAAATCTGCGACAGTTTCCGGCTATGAATTTACGATGAATCCCGAGCGTGAATATCTGGCTGACGACATGCAGAAGCATCTTGATAAGCTCCTGAAAAAGTTCCCCACGGGTGAAGATTGCAAAACAGACTATTACCGCTTTTTCAAGACCGATGCCGTGGAAGGAAAAGACGGAGTATACGAAGCGATTAAGCTGCCCGTAGTTGTGGCAGCCTCTTCTGCAGGTGGGGAAGGTGGCGGTAAACTGGTTTCCTCAATCCAGATTAACGGCAATGGTGCCGTAGAAGAAGGATATATCACAATGGCCGAGGATGGAACTTACACATGGAGTAAGTCGGCCCCGGAGTAAATCAGGTATTAAGGTTATCAACTTAATATAACAGGGGTGCGTTCTATATCGTCGTGCCCCTGTTTCGGTATAGATGTTAAGAAAGGGAAATGAAATGAGCAAAATAATCGGCAGTATCAAACAGTTTGACGATGGAATCCGTCTGGTAACAATCAATGAGGCCGGAGATACCGCAGCCATATCTATCAATGACCCTACATTTATCGAACGTTTCACAGATTTCTTTGACTGGTTTGGTAAAGGTGGGGATGAGCTCACCTCCTTTATCGAACAGAAAGAGGGAGAGAAACTAACGCTTGATGCAATAGCAGAAACGGCCAACAAAAGAGTGGAACTGTGCAAAAAGGCCAGAGATAGAATCGATGAGCTGTTTGGCGAGGGAACATGTAAAAAGACATTTGGTGTAGATATACCGGACGAAGTCTGCATTATGGAATTTGTAGAAAAAATGATTCCTTTTATCAATGCAACATTCGAAGAACGCGGACAGCACATTGACCGGAAATATAGCCGTAACAGGAAGGGAGCACGCTCCAAACAGAGAACCAAAGCGGAGTTAATAGAAGATTATGGAAGTGGAACAGAAGTATAACATACTGCTGGATCCGCTGCCGGAAGAATGGAAGGGATACCCGATTGATAGCGATTTTCAGACGGGGATTCTGATACAGATGGCGCTTTCTGATCGGGAATTATCCCCGGAAGAGCAAATATATTCTTCCATTGACCTTCTTTTCCCAGAAACGCAGCCACCAGTTGAAGAGGCCCTGGATGCTATCATTTGGTTTCTTTACGGATGGTACACGGACAACCTGCAGAAGGCCAAAGAGGACAAGACAACGGTTACAGACTGGCAGGTTGACCAATGGCGTATATGGGTAGCTTTTAAGCATCAATACAGGATTGACCTTAACCAGGAAAAAGTACATTTCTGGGCTTTTATGGCCTTACTGTCGAACCTGGAAGAATGCTCATATACCCGCGTAGCAGACATACGTGGGAAGAAGCTTACCGGGAAAATGTCGGTGGAAGAGCGGGCGGCATACATACGGGCCAAAGCCATTTATGCGCTGGATAGCAAGCCACAGGCAGCGGAGTACACGGATGAGGAAAAGCAGAAAATAGATGCATTCGACGAACGGAAGCGTAAAGCGGCCGCAAAGAAAAAAGCCCTGGAAGCATTCCAGGAGTTAACGGGAGAGTGATTCTGATGCATGGCATACGCCGGAACGTTTAA